AAAATGTTCCCCTCAATGGGAAATGACAATATTTCAACAGCATGGTTACCTTCCGAGCTCGATGCTTGGTCGGACCACTCTTTAGATGAAGAGGCTTCGAAATTTCCGAATGTCGATCTCCCCATTGTGGAGTCAATGTTTATTTGCATCAGGCAATTATTTCGAGCTCGAGACTTTGAGGACGTGGGGATTGCGATTTTGCAGTTCCTCAAGGCTTACACGGGTCGAAGCGCTTGCGCTATGTTTTCGGACGTTGTTCAAAAAGCTGTTTCGATCTTCAGATCTGGCAACGGTACACTTCAATCAGGAAGCGATGAGAATATCTTCACTACGCTGAGAAGGTTGGCGGCCAAAGCTACGGCCGTCACACGTCACCCACTTTTAATTAAGTTTAAACGGGTCATGTTGTATGTTGTTTCATTTGCAACGATGGCGAAACTTGGATTGTCCTTTGATGACCACTTTTATAGTGCAGCGGAAAAGGAAGCACTTTCTAAGGAGTATAGTTCTACCACTGGTTTCTTGTCGTCCATATTTGACAGTGTCACTAGCTTGCTTGAGCGTCTTGTTGACTGCTATCAGACTGGCTCATGGAGTCCGTTGTTGGCTAGTAGTTCATCGTATTTGAGTTGGAGTGATCAGTATTATGACCTGAAGATGAAATCCCAGGCTCTCCACAATCCCGATGCCTGTGGATTTTCGTACCACGAGTTCCTTGGACAGCTTGCGGATGCTCTAGAAAAAGGGCGAGCCATCGTCAAGTATGAGACCGACAAATCTGTTGCCATGGGCATTAGAAAGATGGTCGCAGACCTTGAGTTGATCAAAGCTCATGAGCTCACTAAACGTGCCGCTCGCGCCTCTCGTGACGCACCTTTCTCTATACTGTATTACGGAGGCTCTAGCTTAGCTAAGACCACGCTCCAAGATTTGACGCATTCACATTTTGCCAAGACACACTGCTTACCTGAAGGTGATGAGTTCAAGTACTCTCGTACATCGGCGGAACCGTATTTCTCGGGTTTTGCCACTCAAATGTGGTCCATTGTTGTCGATGACATTGCCAATCTCAATCCGAATTTGGGTCTTGATCCTTCAATGGCTGAGATTTTGCAGATTCGCAACAACAATTCTTATTGCCCTCCACAAGCAGAGCTAGCAGACAAGGGTAGGACTCCTGTCCTATGTCAGCTTCTGCAAGCGTCTACTAACACGAAGGATCTCAATGCACATTCTTACTACATGAATACACTTGCTATCATGAGGAGATGGAACTATGTGGTCACTGTCACCCTGAAGAAGGAGTTTTCTCAGGATGAGAATGCAGAACCCCATGCTAGGATGCTGGATGGTGCAAAAACTTCCGATCCGGAAGAAGGTGAATATCCAGACATGTGGCATTTTTCTGTGGAGCGTGTGGTTGCTTCTCCACTGAGTACTGAAAGTAAACAGTGCGCGGCATTTGCACCGGTTCTTGAGACCGACTCGATTTATGAGTATTTGTCTTTTATTTCAGCAGCTTCGACCACGTTCCGAGAGCAACAAAAGAAGATCCGCACAACTGGTAGTGTGTATAAACAGGTCACACTGTGTGAGACCTGTTACCGTCCAGAGAAGAAGTGTGTCTGTTGTTCATCTCAGTCAGGCGA